AAACCCTTCGCGCTGAAAACGAGCAGCTGAAAACTCAGTGCAAGGCGATGGAAGACGAGAAGGCGAAAGCCAAGGCTGAAATCACCATCGACACCGAGGAAGAAGACGGAGAAATGCCAGCCGAGTCTAAGGCAAAGGCAGAAGAAGACGAAGAGAAGAAGGCAGATGCCAAGGCTCGTGCCCGTGGTGCAAAGCCCATCGCAAAGGGTACGACCAGCAAGCCTTCAGCGTCGGCTCGGTGGAATGCAGCAGTGAACGAAGCAATGGGAAAGACAAAGGACAAGATGAAGGCCGTGGCACTTGCCAGCCGTCAGAACCCAGGACTTCGCGCGGCGATGTTGGCGGAAGTCAACGCTCGATAATCGTTGCCACAGTGGCGGCGTGAATGAATTCAACACCCTCAGAATGAGGACAAAAATATGAGTCAGCAATTTGATACAGGAACGCGACCATTTGCAGCATCAGCCGCAATTACGCAGTTCGCGAGAGTAAAGGTTGAGTCTGCCGGAACTGTGGTCACAGCCGGGCTCACAGAAGTCGGCGACGGAATCGCACAAACGGCTGCATTTGCATCTGGTGATGTCATTTCGGTAAAGATGTGGAACAGTGGCGGCACATTCAAGATGATCGCAAAGGAAGCGTTGGCGGCAGCGTCAACGCTGTACACAGAGGCGGCCGGGAAGGTGCAAGACACGGCCGAAGCAACTTCATTTCCGTTCGCAAAGTCCTTGGAAGCCGCAACGGCAGAAAACGATATCATTGAATGTGCCCTGCTCCACTACGGTGGCGTAGCGGCATCATAACGAAGCCCGATGCGTTGCCGGGTGGCGGTGGCCACCAAAGCCCGGCGACTTTTTACTATGTTTCATAAATCGCGTTGCATCGGGAAGAAAGAAATGCAATGCCATCGCCATCGAGTAGCTTGGCTACACAGCGGCCAGATTTGGCCACGTTTTTGGAGTTTGACCTTGAGTCCGAAAAGGCGGGCTACATCGCAACACAGGTTTTTCCTGTGATCGACGTGCAGAGTCAGGCCGGAAACTTCGGCAAGATTCCGCTGGAGCAATTGCTCCAGCAGCGAGAAACGAAACGAGCGCCCGGAAGCGGATACGCTCGAAGCAATTGGAGGTTCGAGCCAGCAACCTACGCAACGCTCGAACATGGTGCGGAAGAGCCAGTGGATGACCGCGAATCAAAAATGTTTGCTGAGTATTTCGTCGCTGAGCAGATTAGCACGATGCGTGCTTTTTCTTCAGTTTTGCGAAACGCAGAGCAGCGAGTTGCCGATGCCGTGTTTAACACAACGACATGGACCGGCAGCAGCCTGACGACCGCAATCACGCACGAATGGGACGACGCAACAAACTGCGTTCCTCTGACCGACGTGGAAGCGGCGGTGCAGAAGATTTACGACAACAGCGGACTGTGGGCCAATGCGTTGGTTATCAACCGCAAGGTGTTCCGCAATCTTCGCAACAGTGCTCAGGTAATTGATCGCATTGAATCGAACGGTGCTGGCAACGCTGCAAAAGCAACTGACATTACAGCTCAAATGCTGGCTGCTGCGTTTGACCTTGAGTACATCATTGTTGCTGGAACCAGCAAGAACGGTGCAAAAGAAGGCCAGGCCGCAAGCCCGACACAAATTTGGTCGGGCGAATATGCAATGGTCTGCAAGATCGCAACTGGCCCGGACATGCGAGACCCTTGCATCGGGCGCACGTTCCACTGGTCGCAAGACGGAAGTTCAATCGGTGGCACAGTCGAAAGCTATCGCGAAGAAGCCGTGCGTGCGGACATTATTCGAGTTCGGCACGATGTGGCTGAAGTTGTTTTGTACCCACAAGCCGGGCACTTGCTCAGCAACATCACCACATAAGGTGTGAAGATATGGGGACCGTGTTTGACTCACACTTTGCCGCAAGCGGGTTCCAGCAGTTGCTTGCCAACTTCGGGGAGTCAATCACGTATCTTCCAACAGCAGGCGGGCGGCGTCCGATCGTTGCCATCGTCGAACGCAACCCGCCTGCTATTTTTGACGCCTCTGGAAATGCTGTTCTGCCGACCGCGACGATTCGCGTCAACAATTCGTGCCGCTCCGGAATCAGTTCCAGAGAGGTCAACATTGGGACGGATCAAATCGAGATGGTTGGCAAGATCGGTGAAACCATACCGAAGACGTTTAGCCTGATGACGATGACCTCGCAAGATTCGGGCGTGACTGTACTGGCACTGATATGACCGAACCAATCGTTGAGCAAATCATGGCGAACGTCCGCACGAGAATGGCGGCGGCATTTGATGATGTTTACCGCTCAACACGAATTGGGGCATGGCAGCCAAAGGATTTGGTTCTGAGCGTTCATCAAGGGGCATTGACACCGAATCCGGAACTGTCGTGTCCAGGAAATCCACCGGCACAAGCATACGACTTAGAAGCGATTGTGGCAGGAATTGTAAAACCGTCTGACGCTTCGACAGTGGCGGTTGACACGTTCAAAAATCGACTTGGGGCAGACATTATCAAGGCGGCCACGGACGCTACAAACTGGCATCAGTGGGGCAGCCTGGCAATGAATACGACAATCGGAACGGTCGAGGAATACATTGAAGAAACGGGCGGGCTTCAGGGCGTTATGGTTCGGTTCACGATCACATTCCGAACAGATGAAAATGACCCATATGAGGTGAGGGTATGAGCATCAGCATTCAGATTGACACTGGTCAATTGAAAAGGCTAATGCGAGCCACGGAGAGATCAGGTAAGAAATTTCCCCGGGAGCTGTCAGCGGCCATCAACACGGTGGCAAAGAAAACGCAGGTCAAGATTGGGAAGGACGTGCGGTCAAAAGTGGAGATGTCAGTTGCTGAATCAAAGAAGCCACTGAAGACAAAACAGAAAGCATCTGCACAGTCACCAAAAGCGATTGTCTCAATTGCAAAAACCCGACGACTCGGATTGCAGCACTTCAAAGCACGGCAAGACAAAACCGGAGTCACGTACAAGATCAACAAGCAGGGCGGACGGCAAAGAATCAACGGAGCGTTTCAAGGTCCACGGCCCGGAGTAGTGAAGGCAAGTTGGGGCGGAATTGTTCTGGCAAGGCAGGGTGAGTCGAGATTGCCGATCGTGCATCAGTTGGGCGTGTCGGCGTTTGGCGTGTACGCCAAGAACAATATGGAAAAACAGCAGACGAAGCTGATTAAACAACAACTTCGCGAGCAAATGGAACGGCGAATCAAACTGAACATTCTGCGGGCTGAAGGGCTCGTGTCTAAATAGGAAATCACACAATGTTGCGACGTCGCCGAGTATTTGCCGCCAAGGTTGAAACGACCGTGGGGACCGCTGAATCACTGACTGATGCAGAGGCAGCATTCAACGCGGAGGATTTCACCATTCAGCCTTCAATCGCAATGACGCGACGGCAGGGGCAAGGCGGATTCAATTATTTGCCGGGTATGCCTGAAGGAATGATGGGAACCTGTACCGTCCGTTTCGGCATGAGCTACAACGGCACCACGCTTCCATCATGGGCGTCGGTCTTGCTTCCGGCCTGCGGATGGGTTGCAAGTTCTTTGGTGCTGTCACCAGTCACAGAAGGTCCTGGCGGATCTGGTGGCGTGAAGACACTGACAATCGGCGAATACAAAGACGGCAAGCTGTCGATTCTTTCCGGAGCGATGGGAACGTGGAAAATCATTGCGGAGACTGGAAAGCAGGCGATGATTGAATTCACGTTCACTGGCAAGTATTCGACCAACGAAACCGACACCGCGATTCTGGCCCCAACATACCCAACGGTTCTGCCGATCCGAGTGGCGGCCGGTGCTCTGACATGGAATTCTGTCGCACTCTGCACTGCATCAGTCGAGATTGACTCGGGCAATACAGTCACGATGCGAGAGTGCGTCAATGCAAGCGATCGCAGCGGCTACATTTCAGCGATCGTTACAGACAGAGCCCCTGTCATTACTGCTGATCCTGAGTCCGTTCTGGTTGCCACGCAGGACCGCGACGCACTTTGGCTGACCAGTTCAGCACAAGCGTTTTCCATGCAGATTGGAGCAACTGGAAATTCCATCACGATTGCCGCGCCGAAAGCACAACTCGAAAACAAACAGCAGGGCGATCGAAGCGGAATCGCGTCTGACGATTTAACTTGGCTCTGCACGGCCGGAAGCTCTGCCGATACTGAACTCACTATCACTTTTGACTGATTGATTTATGCCTCGTAGTCTTGATCCAAAGTCCGTATTGACGATGGTTTTGGCGTGCGATCTCGACAAGACGCCACAGCCCCGGATTTTTGCCAAAGCTCCAACATTGAACCAACAGCGAAAGCTGATCGGGCTCATGGGATCGCTGGAAGGCGGAGACCTTGGAGCCAAGTTTGATGCGATCATCGACGCGGCGTTCTCGTGCATTACTGGATGGGAAAACATCGAAATCTCATTCAGCAAAGAAACACTTGGCGACGTGTTGAGCTTGGACGAACTGATGGAGGTGTTTACGTTCCTGATTTCGGCCAC